TGGCAAACTCGCATATTGAACCTGAGAATCCTTTGATAGGATTCACAGTTACTCCCAGCATACCTAGAATTTTACTATACCGTTCAGCAGTTGTCAAATCGCTACAAGCTTGATCGTCTCCTAAAACCGAATATTTGTTCAGTCCTAAGGTACAATCTTGACCAGCACTCATAAGAGCAATAGCGTTTATGAAATGATTAGTTAGTGATAACATAACGAAGGATGATAGGACACCCATTGGTTGACCTACAGAATAGGTAACTAATTGAGGGTATGGTCTTTGAACCAAATAAGGTCTAGCTAATATATGTTCCCAAATATTACCAGGTAAACCTAAAACTAAGAGAATATCTCTTTGTAAGGCAACCGGTAATCTGTCTGTAGCAGCCGAAAGATCGGATGATACAACAACTTGGGTTCTAGGATTTTGAATCTTAGATAACATTAGATTAACAGGCTTAATTTGATCAAAAGTACCATCTTCAGGTATTCTTTTAAGAATATCGGATATAGAATCATGTAAAGGTTTGAATAAAACCTGTGTCCACCAGTCAGTAATACCTACAACTCTAGCTTTTTGTCTAGCCTCCTGTACAATTGCTAATCTACCGATTTGTAACCTTTCTAAAGGATTTTTAAACAATTCGATAAAATAGACAATAACAGAAGGTATGAATAATAGTATCATTAAAGATACCATTAGACATAAGTGGAAGTAGTACTTAAAGTGAACACACCATTTTAAATGGCTTATGAAGATACTAGGTCTTAACATCAAAGCTATGAAATCGTAACCAATCGATGCATAAACAATATTGGCGTTAACCCCTGCCTTTGAGGGTATGAAATAAGTTGGTGATGGTAATCCTTTAAACTTAGGAATACCCATGGCTTTTCTAATAGAGGTAAGTGTTTTAAAATCAAGTGATTTTATAACACCTTTATGTAAGTCAGTAATAGAGTTTAATTTAACTTTATGATGACCACTACATGCCCTATAAAAGTTGAGACATGATAAAATGCATTTAACTAATTGAAGATATTCTTTTTGAATTTCCACATTAGTATGCTTAAATATCACAAATATATTTCTAACCTCTAAAGGTAGAATCGTAGGTAAGTGACTTCTTGTTTTCTTAACCCAATAAGTATTATCTATTAACACTTTACCGTTCAAATATGACAGTATTAACCGGAAAACTTCTCCATAGTATTTCGTAATCCAAATTACACCGGAACTTTTCCAGTGTCTCTGAATTATCGGAATTAATGAAAGAATCATTTTCTTATTTTTACCAGTAATATTACAGAACGTAAGGACCGTTATAAAGAATCTTCTCAGAGCTTTAACTTTTAAGAACTCAAAATCCTTAATTGGATCAGGTCTTAAGTCTTCACCTTTTATAGGTTTAGATATCGCAAAATTATAACCAACTTTAACAAAAGCTAGTATAATTTGTAATAAGATTAAAATTCTTGCAAGATTCAAGATAACGAGTTTTTGTAATGACCTTAATAGTAGAATTATTGTATTTGTAGCAATATAAATATAATTATTCAACTGTTCTGGTCAACCATACATACGTATGATTAGGTCGACTTCAAACAGAGGTCAAAGCCTTTGCAATTACTCATCTATTGGACGGAAACCAATTAAGGTCTACTAATGTTACGAGAGCGGCTAACACTCGCACCGGGTGACAGTCATTACTTGACACCAAGACTTTCAATTTAAAGGGGTTGTCATAACAACCATTAGCACATCTAGTAACTCACCTTCTTGAAGGGTGAGGTAGGTGATCGAACAACTAAAAAGCTGAACGGAAGTACCATTTTAGGGAGGCAGCATGTGCGCATCGTAACGAAACGATAACCAATTTTCATTAATTACCGGCATTCTAACGACTAGGGCCG